ATATAAATTCTTTTTTCAAGAAGTCTGACTGCCCGGAATAATGCGGAGCCATTATAGGCTTCCCAGTTGATGCAAATTCGAGTAATGGTCTTCCGAATCCTTCTGCCTTAGTAAATGATACCATTGCCTTTATCTTGGGATGATTATACAACGCATTCATTTCTGCATTAGTTAAATCACCGTGTAATAAATATACTGGAGGTAGTTTATGTATTTCATCCCCAAAAGTATTTCGTACTTGTTCTATCTTTTTTTCAATTTCCCAATGATCTGTTACACTATATGTTGCACCACTAGTTTTCAATACCAATGCTGGTTGGGTAGATCTTTGTTTGTCTTTAAATGACTTAAAGAAACAATGCACTGCACCACTAATATTTTTTCGATCTTCTCCTAAAATACCTTGCAGCCAATGACCACATATTAAGAATGCATTCTTTTCTTTAATCGAATCTAATGCTGGTATTGATGTTGTTACGTTTTTATTGCTATATACAGTATCATCAAAATATTCTGAAATAACTTGAATATTTGTTGTTATAGGTTTGCCTGATTGTGCTGCGGTATCTTCAAATGTTTTCTTTGTGAATTCACTTGGTACAATTATCAATTGCATCTGATTAATCGAATTAATCCAATCCGGATTACAAACACTTCCTTCGGTACCAGCGGTTACTCCTATATTATATTGACCAACAGCTTGAAATTCATTTGGTACTGTTATTTGTACCCAAATATCCGGTTTAGTCTGTAATGGTAATCCAATACATCGTTGTTTCCAATCATTTGGTATGGGATATGTAAACGGCGTATTACCCCATGGCATTGATAGTAGATTAATTTCCCACTCTTTGCCTTTTTTATCTATAAACTGTTTAATAATTTCTCGGGCATGGTGTCCGTAACCAGATTGTGTTGCGACTGGTGGTGATATAACTACTTTTCTCATTATGATATTCCTATATTTTCGTATTGTTTTTCTTCTACTTTGTTAAATGTGTATCTAGGACGTGTTATTGGTTGGCTTATTAACATGTCCATCATTTCAATCATTTTATTACCCATTTGCTCAGAAGTTAACCCATTCTCTAAACAAAACTCTCTTCCTGCTAAACCAGCTGCCTTTCTTTGTTCTGGCTCAGTAATATACCAATCGTATATTGCAACTGCTACATGTTCTGATTGAACTCGATCATCGAATATAAATGGTGTTGCTACAGATCCCTGTATTGATCTATTACTAGGAAATATTGGCTTCACCCATACTCCATGATCTGCATATTTTGCTTTATGATTAGTTGGAAAGTCTTGGGTGAATTCAATTAATTTCCCATGTTCATTTCTAAATCCACATTGATCTTGTAACCCACCAGTAACATTACTAATAATAGGAGTTCCAGATAATAATGCTTCAGTACTACTCAATCCCCATCCTTCATTGCTAGCTATATTAATTACTACATCTACTGAGTTATATACTGCGTTAAGATCTTGTATTGGGAGTTTTGCTTCAGAAAATACAATTTTACAATTTGGAGCAATGTGTTTTGCTACTGCTCTTAAGTCTGTTCCATTTGTGTCAACTGCTGAGGTATGCATCAATAACATTGTTTTAGATCGCTGCTCTTCTGGTAACATATCATTAAACAATTTAAATGCTAATATTACATCTGCTGGTTGTTTTCTTCTAATATTCCGATTATTCCAAAACACTACAAATTCAGCATCATTCTTTGTTTTTACTTGTTCTAATATTTTAACATATGCCGGGTCATTGTCTGGAAGTGGTTTATATATATTGTGATCTAATCCATGTGGTACATAACCAGTAATAATGCCATTAGAATTAGAATTAGATTTTGAATCATAATCATATACCCCAAAACCGTTCTGTTTAAGAACTTCTCTATGTATATTATCTGATTGCTTACTGATTCCCATAATCAAATCACAACTACCGTAATAAGGGGCGTTCCACATTGGATATGGGAGATCATCCCAAATTGAATAATATGCTATTGGGATTCCATATGTAGTTTTAATCTCATGTTCTAATGAATATAACCATATCCAATATCTAGGATCTGTAAAGTGTAAAATTACATCTGGTTTTTCTTGATTAATTATAGAAAATAATACGTTTCGATCACCATACCCTGTCCATGGAATAACTTTTACATCAGCATCAGCTACACCAGTTTCTTCCTGAATCTGTTTTGATACATTTTGTGCTTTGCCATGCTCTGGATGTTGTAATGCAGCTCCTAACTGTATCCAATCATAATGATGTACTGTTTTTAAAATAATTTCGCGACTAATAGTTCCGATGCCGCTAGGTAATCGAAAATCATCGGATAATAATAAAATTTTCTTTTTTGTAGATTTGTTGTTGTCTATTGTTTGTATTTTTGGTAACTCCATTTAAACTCCTTATAACTTTTATATAAATATCAACCTAGTAAAACTACTGGTTTATTTTGTTTATTAATATTACTATATGCTGTTTTTAAAAACGGATCCATTGTGGATTCATTTGTCATAATAATCATATAATCACAATTTTGTGCAATAAGTTTCATTCTGTGGTGTAATTGACTAAAGTGATATGATTTACCATAATATGTCTTTGGCATTGCCGAATATAGATTATATCCTGAATATGATGGATTATATTCTTTATAATTCATTCCAAATTCTAATGTATATTTTCTAATCATACTATTAGCCCCCTCAGAACCACCAGCGCCTATGATTACAACTTCATCGAATTTACTTTTTAATCCTTGCAGCGTTTCTTGAACTTTACGTCGATTCTGCCAATTCTTATTTCCTATAACTGCAACGTTAGTCGTATTTTTCATATGCAAACTTAACTGTTTTTGGATAATGCTTATATGCTATGCGTAAACCAATTTCTAATAATTTTCTATTCTGTTTCGTGTTAGGTCCGGTAATGTCAGTACATAAAGTATATTCGCACTTTGCATATCCGACACTATGTGATTTGTGTTTACTCAAAACAAAATCATATACATATACGTGTTTATGTTTATGTGGTTTATACATATATTATATAATATAAAAAACTATTCTCGAATCCTATTTTCTTTAGGACAATTTTCATAATCAGTTTTAAATGGACACCACTTACAATGTTTAGCCCCCTTACCGGCTAATGCCAAATACTCTCTTTCTTTATTCTTATTTCCAGCTTCGTCGAAACATGTTTCTATAAATTCATCTATACGCTTTTGTATTTTTTTCTGTGTAACTGTACCCGATGCTGGTTGATGTTGCTGAACCCGTTTTTGAGGAAACATTGAATTCTCCATTAGCTTTCGCTTAACTATGAAAAACTCTACATTGATATTTTCCTTAGGAACACCATATTGTTCTGAGAAATATGTTTTATATGTAACTAATTGAGCTGACTTTAATGAGTCTGCTTTTTGATATTTATTCCAACCCATTCTGCTAGTTTTTATATCAAAAATTTCTATAGTATTAGTAGGTTTATGCCGTAACACTAAATCCATAAATCCGTACCAATAAACTGATGAATTCTTTTGAGATGCTGGAGTACATAATTCCATTTCTATTCCTAGCAACTCATAATCACGACTTGAAAAATATTGTCCTCTACGCTTTTTGAACCAATCTAATATAGCAACACCATCTTCATGATATTCTGCTAATTGTAATGGATTCGAAAAATGCTCACCGTTACGATCAGCAACACATTTACTGTATTCAATTTTAAGATTTTCCATTAATAAGTCTGGTAAATCTATTGCATCTGCTTTCTTTACAGACTCAGTATACATAACCGTTAGAAAGTGTTGAAGTGTCTCATGGAATGCAGTTCCAAAGACAGTATCGATAGATGCCGTGAATGGTGCTAATCGATCAATATATGCTAACTTCCAATTCAATGGACATTTTTCATACATTGACCATTGTGAATATGAAATTCTAGTTGGCACCGACTTTGGATCTCTTACTGACAATCTATAAACCGGACTAATATAATTTACGTTTTCTTTACTCATCAGATCCATTTAATGTGAAACTAGTATTATATAATACACAATCTATTAATTCAGACATTCGATCATTAATCATCTCATAAAATTCATCACTGCGATCTTCGTCCTCATCATTTAGTAATAGTAAATCTTCTTCGGTTGGTTCATATTCATCCCAATCATCGCCGAATTTATTATATGATGCAGCACCAATAAAATTCATCCCCTCATCTTCCCAATCAATTAGTAGACTAGCATCCGGATCCATCTCTGAAACATGATTATAGATTCTCTCAAATAAACCATGGGCTGGACTCCATGCTGAAGTTATGTTTAAATTAATTTCTGATTCGTCGATATCGATATCTTCAAAAGATATCCATTTTGCACCCAACTTGTCAATATAATCATCCCTTGTTTGTTCTACATCAGGACATATTATGTTAAAATATGAATCTTGTAGTTTCGTGATTCGTTGCCAATATGTAGTTACAGAGTCATCTGTATCGGGACTATTCATCCATTTATCATATTGCAAAATATCGGATTCAAATTTACGACACGCTTTTTCATCTTCGAATCGTATATGAATATTAGTATAAACATGATTTGCCATATTACTTCTTTTATTATTAATATAAGAAAAATATTGCTAATAACCTAATTTATTTTTGTTTAATCCATTTGTTATTACTATCTAACGTAAACGATCCAATATAAGGTTTATTCCATTCATTAGGCGCAATTAAAGAAAGGAATGGTTCATCCCCTTTGTAATATAAATGATATGTTTCGCCAATAATTGGCTCGAAAGAATATTTTGCATTATATACAAGATCATTCCATTCAAACTCATCTACCAATTGTTCATATTGTTTTTTGAGTTCTTCAAACCTAGTTTTAAATTGGTGATTAACTTTTGTTACACTTCGTTGTTTCCATAGATCTACATCGTCTTTGCGTATAGCTGGTGCACCTACGTTTGTAGTATACGGCATGATGCCAGGATTGTCAACTACTTGATCAGGCTTTTTCTTAGTCATCAAATTCTTTTAGATAAATATCAATTACATCTTTAGTTTTATTTAAGTCTTGTTCAAAGTTACCTTTCCGTCGACATCTTACAATTCGTTTGAGAATATCAAATTCATATGCATTGAGTTCCCAATCTGTTGCAAATTTATATAGACTATCCTTGCCGATATAATGTTTCTGGGTATGTGTGAATGGTATTTCTTTTATACTCATTTTATTCCTTTCAATAATTTCTTTTTTTCTGTTTTATTATATCCATATAATGAAAGTATTCGATCACAACTGTCTTTATCTAATAATTCTAAATATTCAGTTACTTCGGATTTACTTACTTGATAATGCTCTGCAAATTGCTGTATTAGTTTAACATCATACTTATCAGATTTCTTGCCTTTTATATATTTAGCAAATGCTTTATTACTTGGTAATAGATCATGATACAATTTATATGTATCTCTAGGCTTCAATTGACCAATAGTATAACATTGAAGTTCATTAACTAAATCAGTTAGTTCCATTCTCATTGATAGCCACCTATTCACAATAAATGGAGCAAACTTCTTTTGATCTGGTTCTGACCATTCTTCCCACTTTTTCTTTTTACTAGTTACGCCGTTTATAAAATCAAATATACTTGCCATTATAATTTATATTTTTGTTTCCATTGTTTTTCAAACTCGGTACCCATTCCCATTTCCAATATTATAGCATTTTCTGGGACGCCAACCAATTTTTTTGCAGTTAAAATATCATCAATACTCTTTTTTTTATATGTTTTCATTTTTACACGAGCATTGGTTCGATTACTAGTTTTAAATACAATAGTAATTGTTCCTTTTAAGATCTTTTCCGCCATAGTTTTTTTATTATTAGATTAGGATTAATTTGTGATAAGTTTTCGTGATTTGCCATAACAATATCAATTAAATTAATATGACTAAAATGATCAGGACATAATCCGATAATGTGAAATATTTCGTGCATATATTTATTTTGCTAATTCTAATTGATTTTCATTGAATATATGTAATAGACCGTAGTCGTCCATTTCTCCTACGACTCGAATATCTCCCTTAACTGTAGTAAACACTGATACTATAGTACATGGAAAATCATATCCTTTGGGTTTTATAGCTTTATCGCCAATTTCAAATTTACTTGTCATTTTTCTTTATTTTTACTGGTTGAAATTCTTCTGGTATAGCACCACAGTCATCACATCTAAATACGGGTACTGGTACCATGGTATCTTTGTCTTGTCCTGTTAAGAATTTTGAAACTTTATTAATGGCCATTACCTGACGAAAATACATACCTCCGCACTCTTTGCATATAATAGGTTGCATATCGGTTGGCTTAATATTTGGATTGAGTTGATTCATTACTACTTGTCTTATATTTCATTCATAATATTAACAAACATAGCCATTATGTTTATTTCTTTATCAACAACAGTTGCGTCTTTAAACTGAGCTTCAGCAATAATTAATATCATTGCTGCAATATGCCCCGTAGCAAATTCTTCTAGATTATCATATAGAAATGTATATAGTGGCGTAAAATCTCGTACTTTACTATCTGCAATACATTGCCTTACTTTATTGAAGGTTGCTTTTTTATCTTTAGAATTTTTAAGCATTTCCAATACTTCGGTCATATAATTTGCTTGTATAGCACTTGCTTTATCTAATTGCAATGTGCCATCCACTACTGATGCTTGTGCTGCATTAATTGCTCTACGAATATCTGGATATGATGCATTAATAATTGCTGCAATATCTTGTACATCATATGATATATTTTTTTCATCTAACACAGTAACCAATCGTTTTGCTACATCAGTTTTATTAGGTGGTGTGATTGCAAATGTCTGACATCTACTTTGTATTGGATCGATAATTTTCTCTACATAGTTACATGTTAATATAAATCTAGTAGTCTTGCTATATGTTTCCATTAAGTTTCTAAGAGCTGCTTGAGCATTTGGAGTTAAGTAGTCTGCTTCATCTAATATAACAATCTTCCAACGTTTAAATCCTACAGTTGACGCATATCGTTTAATCTTATCTCTTACAGCGTCAACAGAGTTTTCATCAGACGCATTAATATACATCATATCTGCGTCAACACTATTAGCAATAATCTTTGCTAATGTAGTCTTACCAGTACCAGCTGGCCCAAAGAACAATAAATGCGGGACATCACCATTCTTAATGAATATTTTAACTTTGTCAATAATGTGCTCATTACCAATATACCCATCCATTGTATCTGGGCGGAAGGATTCTACCCATAATGTATTTTCTGTTACTCCAAACATATTTTATTGTTTTCCTGTTGAACCAAATCCACCTTTACCTCTATCAGTGTCTGTTAACACTAATACTGAGTTCCATTCTATTTGTTCAACTTTATTTAATACTAATTGACCGATGCGTTCTCCTTTTTCTAGAAATATTTGTTCATTTCCGTGATTAATTAAAATTACTCCAATTTCTCCTCTATGATCTGCGTCTATAGTGCCAGGAGAATTCAAAACTGTTATTTGTTTTTTATATGCTAATCCGCTTCTAGGTCTTACTTGTATTT